GGAGGTTTTTTTAGGGAGTTAAAATGAGAAAGGAAACAGTATGACAGCAGAACAGTTAAAGGATAAGAAGTTCGTTGTCCGATACCTATCGGAGAGATGGGGTACAGTAGAGCGGTTCAAGATTCAACGGCACAAGGCAGTCGGCAACTGGTTGTTTGTCAAGTGTCAGGAGAAATACTTCTACGATGAGGATGACTACATTGGGAAGAACCCTACCTACGTCTACTCAATACCCCTGCACAACGAAACAGTCAGCGCGGAGATATACGATGAGCATGATCCCGATACGTTCGATTGGGCGAAGGTCAAAGGAATAGCTGATAAGCTGGATAACAGGGAACCTCACGAAACAGGAAACAGACAACCTAATAAGCTGCCTGAATTCCCTGCGATTGATGACCTGTGTTTGTATGGAATTGACGGTGATTGCGAGGAAGAAACTTTACCTATTAAGCTCAATCACAGAAGCATTGTATCTAGTTATTTAAAAGCACAGTTGGCTTGGGAGTTAAGTTCTAGCTTTGAGGATTTGGGAACAAAAAAGAACCGATCCCGTCTTGAAAAAATGTGGGCTGAAGGTGAAAAACTAGAAGAGGCTGGGATTTTTCTACACAAGTATCACTACCGCACAACTTGGAGGTTAATGCTAACTGGTGATGTTGAAATTAAAAGAGAAGGAAAGGAAAAAGCATGAGTGAACCAAGACACGCAATGATATATCGGGATGCCGTCAAAAAGAAATGGTGGCTAGAGATTGTGCAATGGGATGTTTACGAAAAGTCGGATGCCTTATCTGATAACGCAGACACCTTCGGCCCATTTAAAAACGAAGAGCAAGCAGAGGAGTATGCTAGTGATAACTTCCAGAACTTGGGCCACATGATACCCGTGCTAGACCCAAAGGTTTTTGAATACCTATCACCCCCAAGGGATTATGAAAAAGTTAGAGGTTGTTGATCTTATCCCACAGTAACTAATCCGCCTTGCTGCGGAATTCCCTTGACCTACCCAAGGGATGTGTCACCTTAAATTCTGTTTGAACAAAATCGTTTACAGGTTTTGGGATCAGATTGATAGGTATCCCCCCTGCTTAGTTCGGTTGTTGGCTCGCGTCCCAAGGGGCAGGCCGCTAACGAATTCAGAGATAGCAGAGAAATCGGGTCTGTCTGAGGGCCAGGTGGTGTCGCTGAGTCATTGCACCGACTGGGCGGGGGTGGATATCTATGCGCTAAAGGCATTCAGTCAGGCATGTGGGGTTGACCTGTTCAGTTCCAGGGACATGCGGAGGGTGACTGATTACATTAGGAAGCGTCCGTCATTTAGATACCTCAAGGTTTCAGATGAGTGGGATGTTTTCTATAAGCCTTTGGTTTTGAAGTGGGTGACACATTATGAAACTACCAAAGGAGGATCTCGAGGGGGCAATTCGCAAGAGCAAGCGACTGGCGTCAGCACGGAAGCGTGTGCGGACACTGGAAGAGAAGATAGCATCTTCCGTCAGGGAGAAGAGCGGCAACACGGATAAGATATCAAAATGTAACACTGAGATCAGGCAGTTGCAGGGGGAGATAAGGAGGCTTGGAGTGTTGTGCCAAGGAATAAACAGGAGGATAGGGGTATTTGAGGGGAAGATACAGAAACACAACAACTCAATAAAGAAGGAACAGAAACGCATTGAGCAAAGACTGGAAGACAGGTGGGTAGAGAAGAAGCGGCAGGAGTTCAGGAAGAACTGCTATGTAAGAAACTTAAACATATGAAACTCAAAAAGAAAAAAGGTGTGTACTATGTGTCCTTCAAGACCGTTGAAGGAACGAAGGAACTCAGCACTCGCTGCACTAACAGGCAGGATGCAGAGAAGATGTGCGAGGAGGCGGACATCGAGAAGATGGAGGCGTTGCTTGACGCCAACTCTCTCCGAGAGAGCGTGTTCTTCAAGATGAAAGGAGGGACGAAGATCAGCAACGAGAAAGCCTTGGAGCAGTATGTGGAATGGTCGGATACTATTGGTAAATCAGACAGAACCGTGCAGGAAACGGTCATTCACATCACCAAGTTTCTCAGGGCGAAGAAGCTGATGGCCAAGACGCCTGGTCAAATCACGGAGAAACAGATCACCAGTCATATTAACAACGAATCCAGTGACAACAAGGCCAACTCAAGGCGCATCGCATTGTCGGCACTCTCCAATTACATACAGTATTGCAACGCAAAGGGGTGGCTTGAGGGCAATCCGGCCAAGCTGGTCAGGGTTAACATGAAGAAGCTTTCACATGCACAGAAGGAGGTGAAGGAGAAAGAGGTGTTCAGCAAGGATGAATTCAACTGGATGAACTCCATGACTGAAGGCTTCTGGAACCTAGCCATACACCTGTCGTATGAGACGGGACTGCGTATCGGTGACATCTGCCGCCTTGAGTGTGCCTCGCATAACCACAAGGAATCCACGCTGGCGGTATGGACTGAGAAGAGAGACAAGCGTGTTGAGTTGCCGATCAGCAAGAGCCTTAATAACAAGCTGAAGAACTGGGCGGGAGATGAAACCCAGACCCGCACTAGAGAATACTTCTTCCCAGCGGACAAGGCGCGGCATGAGGATCCCAAGAGGAGAAGCTATCACTCTGTTATGTTCCGCAGGATATTGAACGCCTTGGGGATAGATGGGAAATCTTTCCATAGTCTTCGGGCAACCTATGCCACCAACGCCAGCATCAAGGGTAAGCCGTGGTGGGAGATTGCCAAGGACTTGGGCCACAGCAATGTGGCGACGACTCAGGTGTATATAAAGGACAAGAATAAATTTAAGCCGGTTGCCAGGGTGGCATGACATTGAGCGACGAGGTAAGGCTGGGCATCCATAAAGCCCTTGAGGAAACTCAAGGCGACATAAAGCTTGCGTCCAAGCTGCTTGATATGTCTGAGCAAAAAATCAAGCGGCTGATAAGGGGCGACCAAGAGTTTCACGCCAGATGGGGCAAGCATCCCAAGGGTACACTCAAGGAGCCTGAAACGGTTAACCGCACTCCGATAAAAAAGGAGGAACCGGAGGAAAAGTTCGCGGTGGAACTGAAGAAACAGGACAGGCTTCTAAAGGCGGGGCTGTCCGCTGTCGGGATCACGGGCAAAGCGGCAGATGAGGCTGTCGCCTACTCTGTGTTCGCAAGGCAATCCTTTGACAGCGTCCGAAACATGGTGGACGGTGGAGCGGCCAAGCTTTTTGCTGACCTGATGAGTGATGTCAGGGATGTGAGGGGGGAGATTGCTGGCGGCATTGATGATCTCGAGCGGGAGAAAACCCTGAGAGAAGACAGGTCGAGGCTGGTGAAGCACCTCTTGGAGTTGAACGACAGGGTGCAGAAGGCGGCGTTCACACAGGCTCAGATACTGGCGAAGAAAGAGGAGATTAAACAGGGCAGGAAATCAGGCAAGCCTGGGTTCACCCCAGTGCAGGCGATACAAATTAAGACGGATGCCAAGACGGTTACCATCAACGAAGGCACTACCCAAAAGGATTCGGGTTCTAAACCTGACATTCAAGATTAAGTGGTTGGACAGGGCTATGCACAATGCGGCAGAGGCGTATGGCTTTTGCTGCTACGACACGCAGACTATTGGAGTAACTGAAGGGCTGGCAAAAGACCAGATGGCTGACGTAATCCTACACGAAATAATCCACGCAATTTATTTTGCTATGGGCTTGGAGGAGGATAGCGACGAGGAGAAGGTGGCGCACCGGATAGCAACCGGCCTATGCACTGTGTTCAAGAGTAACCCGAAGTTGTTTAAATGGTGGTGTGACCTACTTTAAAGATGACGACATAGAGGCATTGGCAGCTTCCACGCTTAAAGTCACACCAGGCCCGAAGGCTAAAGGCACTTGGACGCCTGACCTAAACCCCACGCAACAGAAAATATTTGATACCCCCTCGCGATTCGTGCTGGGCTACGGCGAGAAGGGGTCAGGGAAAACAATAGCCTTTGGCCACAAGGTTATAAGACATGCGTATGAGAACGATAATGCCTTGGTGTTAATCGTTGCCCCCTCAATCAGGACAGGCTCTGAAGGTATCTGGCATGACTTGGACACCCTCATCATTCCTTCATGGGAGCAAGGCATCGGGTTGGAAACTACTGCCGCAAAGCTAGACCCAAACACAAAGGACAGGCACAGGTGGATAAAGAATCGTTTCGGCGGTTGGTCCAAGCTTCTGCTTGTATCCATCCCATATGCTGCCGCAGTTGAGTCGCGGGTGAAAGGCCCAGCCCCGTCGATGGTTTATGTGGATGAGATCACCAATTGTGATGGCAGGGAATACCTGACTTATCCGGCAGCACAGTTGGGCAGAAGGCGCGGAGTGACAGGGCCGCAGCAGTATTGTGCGAGTTGCAACCCTGAAGGGCCAAGCCACTGGGTGTACAAGGTCTTCTTTGAGGAGTGTTACAACGAGGAGACGGGCGAGAAGGACGGCGATATGGAGGTCTACCATGTCCCTATCACGGAGAATCTGGACAGGCTGCCGAGTGGATACGTCGAGAATCTCCACAGGATTCTGCGGACAGACCCAGTAGAGAAGCGAAGGTTAATCGATGGCGAATGGGTGGACAGGCCAACTGGAGAGGCGCTGTTCAAGGATTACTTTCAGCCATCTGCACACATCAGGGGCGATGCCATGCGCGGCGACGGGTTGGTTCCGGTAAAGGGATACCCCATAATCATAGGGTATGACCTGGGCCAGGTGTTCAGTTCCGTCACGTTCCTTCAGCTTGTGCCGACCAAGGGCAAGTTGGTCTGGATCGTGATAGATGAGGCTGATCACTTGGGGGAAAGGATACTGTACAAGAGATTGGTTCAGGAAATCCTACAGAAGATGGCCAAGTGGGACAGGCGGATGGGCTACGGGTTTAAGTACCAGCATATCTCTGACTCCAGCAGTATAAACACTTGGCATCCCGGCGGGGAGGGAAGCTATGATTCCTGGGACATAGAGAGGTTCAGCAGCGGGAAGATCAAGTTGCAGGGTTGCCCGAAGGGCAGCGGCAGCGTTGAGGCGCGGGTCAGGATACTCCAAAGCAAGCTGTTTCAGGATGAATTCTATGTCTCAGCCGTATGCCAGAACACAATCGACACACTCAATAACCTGGAGGGGGATGACAAGGCGGGGATTAAACCCAAGCGTTCTAAATACATCCACAAGTTCGACTCAATATCATATCCTCTTTTAAAACTGGAATTAACTGGCGGCAGAAACTACTTGCCACAGGAAAATGTCCGGCCACACTTAATACATTGCGGAGTTGATTAGCAAGTTACCTTAATTATAAGGACATCTATGGCACTTAATAAAATAAACGACAAAGTCATCCTCAATCTCGACGACAACGAGGGCTTGGCCGACTACTTTAACAGCAAGGAACCGGGGGAGGAATGCACCATGACTGTCTCGGGCAGCCTTGACGAACAGACATCCGATCAAGCCGTGCTATCCATTAACAAGGTGAGCGTTGAGGGCTATGAGGCTGGTAAAAAAAACGAGGAAGACGGCGTTCCAGTGATGATGATCATGGCGGGGAAGGCAAACAAAAAGGCAGGAGATTCCTACTAAATGGAATCAATAACCCTCGAGCCTACAGAGCGTACCGCTTCTGGAGAGAGGCAGGCATCCTTGACGGGTGGTCAAGCGAAAGGGTGGCAAAATGCTGCCGCTTTGTTAATTTTACATTAGAAGAACTAGCTGCCTCATGCTGCATACCATACTGGCAAGTTGCAAAATGGATGAAGAGAGGGAGGGTGCCTGGTCATGTGGCGCTGCTCTTCCACTTCCAAGAAGAGGCTGTGCTGGAAGCGAAATACCCACGATATGATAGACTTCGAAATCCTCAAAGAGGCAGGGACAACCAACGAGCGGTTGAGGGAAATGTTCACAGCGAAGCTTCCGCCGAAGCCGAAGCTGGATGAACTGCCAAAGGAAGAGCGGAAGCAGATACAGAAAGACATAGATAACAGGGAGAAGATCGAGGAAATGATCAGTTCCCGTGTGTCTGAACACATAATCTGGTCACTGAAAAACCATCACCTCTATTCGTCGGTTGACTTGGCTTGGGATTCTACGCCCATCACAAGGCAGATTGTTCCTCTTGTGCTGTACGCGCAGAAGAGAATCAACATGCAGTCTTGCGTGAAAGAACTGAGCAAGCTCAAGAACACCAGTCAGTACATTAAGAAGGACGCCAAGGGCAAGGTGGTGGGGGTTAACTTGCCGAAGTTCTTTGAGGTTAACATTAACCTGATTCGATCCTTTGTTACCAGAAGGCTGGCCGCTCAAAGCAATCGGTTTAACAACCTATATCCCTTCTTTAAGTACGAACCGAGAACCACCGAGCCAGCGGGTAAATTAAGGGCAGATGTATTGAGCCAGCGCATTGACGTAATGGCCGACCAATACAACTACCGACACTTTCAAACCCAGATGATTCGGGACATGTTCCTATATGGACACAGCGTTGCTTTCCCACGGGCTGCATGGGAGAGAGACGTACACTGGGAGCAGACTCCTGTTTCCGAACAGTATGCACCTGAAGGCACTCCGACAAAGAAGCGTACCAAGATAGTCAGGGAGGGTGTTAGCTGGGTTACCCCTCACCCAACCAGAACCTTTTATGATTTCAACTACCCTCTGGCCAGCCTCAACACCGACACCGGCTGCGAGTACGTCGGCTTCTGGGATATCGGTAGGTTTGGGGATATCGTAGAGAACCCCAACTATTTCAACAGGGAAGAGGTGGGTTTTAGCACGGGCCAGATAGGGCTGTTCAGCAAGTACTCCAGCTACTTCAACCAGTACTACACAACGATCACGCCACCGCAGATAGATGACGACCTGACCGCATTCAACGATAGGAAGAATCAGGTGGGTTACTACAGCGGGGAGGAGAAGGACACATCCGTGTTTATTACGGAGTACTTCGTCAAGCTAATCCCCAGGGATTACGGGATAGGCACATACCCTTACCCTGTGTGGGTGCATCTCAAGGTGGCGGGGGAGTTCACCGTGGTATACGCGGAGATTCTTCCAAGCTCACCAGCCTCAGTGTTTTCCTTCAACGAGAACGACTCAAGGTTGCTGAACATATCAGTGGCACATGAGTTGATGCCGTTTCAGGATCAGCTTACCAACCTGTTCAGCCAGTTGCTCGAGACTGCCAAGGCCGACCTGTTTTCTGTAGCGATAATCAACTCCGATCTGTGGCCCGATAACGATGAAGGCAGGAAATCTCTGGAGGACTTCCGCAACACCATGAAGGGGGAGAATTTCTACGCCACAACTCATGCACTAGATGCAAGCTTCAGTAAGTTGCAAGACTTGGGCATCGACGCAAATGCGGACAACGTGTTTAAGATAGTCAGGAGCCAGCCCAACGGAAACCTGACCAACATATTTAATTCGATCACGCAGCTACTGTCTATGGCTGAGAGGTTGATGGCCCTTTCGCCACAAGAGCAGGGACAGCCAGCGCCAAGGGAGATATCAGCTACCGAGGTGCTGTCCATTAGCAACACAACCGACAGTGTTTACACCTTTATATCAGACGCTATTGATGAGGGCAGGGCGTCCATGAAGCGGGTGCTTTACGAAAGCCTAATGGCTTGCGGCAGTAACTCCATTCACTTGCCTGTGCTTGGCAGATACACTCGCAACATAGTCGAAAGGGCTGGCTTTGAGGTGGAGATGGGCGACGGCGACCTCATGGATCCCGACATGGAGAGGAAGTACACGGTCATCGGAAGCAAGCGCAAGCTGATGCATGACTACATATTTACCAGCCGTGATGGTAGCGAACGGGCCAGCAACTCGCAGGCTGCCAACGTACTGGTTCAACTGATTCAGGTGCTGAACCAGCCACAAGTATTGGGGGCTATTGGCAAGGAGAAATACTTTGAAATCATTAATGAGATATTCCGACTAAGCGGAGCAGGGGTAGACCTGAAACTGGAGTTGGCACCTGGTGAAAACGATGACATGACCGCGCCTGACGACAAGGTGCAGGCGGCAATGCAGCAGATAGGTCAGGCGGTGCAGAAGAATAGTCAGGACATTCAGGCAATAGTGCAGGCAATCCAAGGCCCACAACAGCCAGCCCAAGCAATGCAGTAATTTATGGCAGAGCAAGCAGTACTGGAAATCGATGAAGCAACAGAGCAAATAGCAGAGCCGCAAGCGGAAGAACAACCGCAAGAGCAGCCGCTAGAAACACAGGAAGAACAGCCTGAAGAAGCTGAAGGGCCGGGGTCTATCCACGATGACCCGCTCCTGAGTTCTCTGTATGAAGACCTTGGTCTAATCTCCAAGCCTAAAGAGGAGGAGGATGTCGAGGTGGAACAAATTGAGGAACCGGAGCCTGAACCGGAGCCTGAACCGGAGCCTGAACCGGAAGATCCTGAGCCGGAGGAGCCGGTGGAAAAGCCGAAAGTTCCGAAGACCTTTGAAGTTAAAACCCCCGTCACCCAGACTGACGTAAGGGATGCAGTACGCGAGGAGTTCGAAAGGTACAAGCTGCCCGATACTGAGACAAAGGCAGAGCAGAAAGCGGAGCCACCAAAGGACGAGTATGAGGAGTCGCTGTTGGATGAGCAGCGCGAGGAGTTGGCCTTGGCCAGGTACGCCGAAAGCAAAATGCCCGACAAGTACAAGGGCAGGGGTAAGCAGCTTTTGGATTTCTACAGGAAGCTCGATGGCTATGCCGCCAAGGCACAGGAAGACCCAGACAGAACACTTGATTCCAATGACGAAGAGTTCATGGAATTCATCAGGAAAAACAAACCGCAACTGAGTTCTGCTGAGAGCAGGAAATTTGAGCGGATGATGTGGAAAGAGGAGGCTGTTGCCGAGGTGCGAAAAGCTACTGAGGAAGACAAGCGGCAGCTAGAGCGGAAGCTTCACCACCTTGAGGCAAGGCCAAAAATAGAAAGCAGCATCAAGGAGTTTGAATCCAATCTGCCCAAAATGATTCCTGATGACATAGGCGATACCATCAGGGAGAACGGGTTGGATAAAGCGGGAGAGGAAAACCCTTATGAAGTGTCCATTATAAAGGAAAAGGTTGGTTCAGCTACAGACCTTGCGCGGGAGTATCTTAACATTAGCAATGGGGTAACCGACTACGATTCCAGCAACTCACATCACAGTTGGCTATTGGGTTTCATTAACAACCAAGCCGACTACTTCCTGAAGAACGGTGGAAATGAGTTAGTCAGGCAGGATTCCTACGGCAACAAAGCTCAGTTCGTAACCCCAACTGACTATGCTGGGCTTGCAACCAGCGGCAAGGCAGGCGGTAAATGGACCTTCACCCCTGACGATGTGCTGAAAATGTTGGGTGCGAATGCGATAAAAGAAGCTCAAGACACAATCAAGTCAGAGGAAGAACGCCTTACAAAGATGGGTTTCGTAAGGAAAAAGAAAGACGCTGCCGCAGAACCGAGGAGAAAGGCCAAAGCTACACCGGAGGCGAAGCCAATCACACCGCCCAGGTCAAAGTCTAGTGCAGGCCCAGGTGCTACTGATAACGCAGCAATCGAGGAGTCGCCTGCTGTTGGTGCAGATATATTAGGCATACTGAAGATGCGGGACTGATTCCGCAGAACGGCGGATGAGTTTGCTTCGGTGTTCTGTAAAGCCTTTTTCTAGTATAATATGTAAACTTTTTTGCGCAGCCCATAGTGTTATGTAATCTCAATTGAACCTTCTTGTAAGGGAATAATAGGATATATAACATTATGGCACTTACCAGTTCAACAACCGGGACAAGAACACTCCCTACTGATAATTGTACTCCTCGCGCAATGGTCGTTGATGACTCCTGCGGCTGCACCTTAACCAAGGCCAGTTTCAGGGCGATGACAAAGGACATGTTTGAGGGGCAAGGCTTTGATGAAGTCGGAATGGCTCGCATCATAGCTCAAAAAAAGGAAGCTCGCCTAGCAGGCGCACAAGAAAGAACCTTAACGGATCTTCTCCTTAGTCGGCACGTTTCGTTACCAACAGCAAAGGGGGGCGGAAGTGAATCCATCATCGCACCGTTCAGCCTGGTTCCGCAGCGGAACACGGTCAACCCGCATTACTTCCAAGTCTATGCTGGTTCCGTACCGGCGACAACTGATGCCGCAATAGCCTCGGGCGGAACCGCTCTTGTGTCTACGGCAACAACCGGCGCTGGCGCTGCACTCCCAATGGAAGGAACATCCACTGCGGCAATTGCAAACACGATGGCATGGACGCTAAAGGTTTACCTTGGGCCAGACCCAGGCAGCGGAATCACATCGCAAAACTTCAATAAGTCTACGATTGATAACATTGGCCGGTTCTTTTTACCGGGGATGTACATCATGGTGGAGACGAACGGCAACGGTATCATCGGCGCACCGGGTGCAGACTCTGACAGCTACAGCGTACAGATGAAGGTCATCGGCGCACAGTCGCTGACCAACCAGACCGTTAACGGTA